TACTACCCACTCCCAGACGGCGCCAGGGTCGCCGCTGAGACGCGCGCTGCAGGGTCGCTCGGGACGCGCGCCAGGGTCGGGGGCGCCCCGAAACTTCGCGCGCGCGTTGTGGCGGGACCGCTTGCCGGTCACGCGCGTATCGCCTCGAAATTGGCCGTATTTTCGCGCTTCAGGGCGTAACAAGGCGTTTTTGCAGATCAGAGGCCCTTTTCGGCCGATTTTCGGGCGTATTTGGGGAGGGGTAACAACCCAAGAAACCCCCCAAACTACCCAATTTTGTTACTCGTTACGTTGTTACCGCACGTCAGACGGGGTGTAACAGATGGAGATAGTTCCGCTACAGCCGAAGAGGATCATCCGAGGGTCCGACTGGCCGCCGCCGCCGCCGTATGAGCCCGACCTCGACTTGATCGGCTACATGGAAGACCCGAACCACGGGCCGTCGCGACCGCGGACCTGGCGCTGCTGGTTCCGCTGCCCGCACAGGGACCGGCGCTAAGTGCCCGAGCTACAGAACGTCGTCGGCGACCTGCTGTGGGTGGCCGGTGTGGCGCTGTGCCTGATCTTCGGGATGGGAAGAGAGGAAGACGATGGGAAAGGGGCGCCCAAGGACTCCGATCGAGCGAATGCAGGCGAAGTCGCCGGACGGAGTGACACCGGGACACCGCAAGCTGCTCGTGCCGCGGTCACCGACGACACCCGAGCGCTCGATCCCCGAGCTGCCGGTCGGCATTAACGAGGAGGGCCGCGGAGCGGAGGAGTGGTTCAAGGTCTGGACCGCGGGCTTCTGGCTCAAGCGCGACCAGGATTACCACTGGGTCGAGATGATAGCCCGCGCCTATCAGGACATGGCGCGCTATCGCGAAGAGGTCGAGTCAATGGGCCTCACCGTCACGGGCTACGCCGGGCAGATCGTCGCGAACCCTCTTCTGAACGAGATTCGCAAGCTCGAACAGACCATTCAGAAGTGCCTGCAGATTCTCGGCTTCTCGCCGACCGACCGCGCCAAGCTGGCGATTGTCGAAGAGGCGGCGCAGAACGCCGTCCAGCGCATGATCGCCAAGCAGGCAGAGAAGCACTGACTGCAGTTACCGACTGATACACTTAGAGGAGGGATCAAGTGATTCTCTTTCACTGGTTCCAATCCCTTTACTGGCCTGAGACCGGCAAGGGTTACGCCCTCGGCTCCTCATGGGCTGGCGACACGGGAGTGTTCGCCGTCTTCGGCCTTCTGTACGTCAACTGGAAGCGGCACAACTGCCATCAGGGCAGGTGCTTGCGCGTCTCCCGTCACGCGGTCACCGAGAACGGGCACGAGCAGCTCTACTGCCACAGGCACCTACCTCCCCAGGAAGCTCCTAAATGAACCCCTCGACTGTCGCCACCGTCGTTATTGCGTCTGCCGGGGTGCTGGGGCTTTTGGGGGCCTTCGTCACCTGGCTGGTTCGCCGGGGGGGTGACGAGCGGGCCTTCGCCGTGGCGCTACAGGACAACACAAGCGCGTTGAAGGAATTGGCGACCGAGTTCCGTACCTTTCGCGATCAAGTCGTAGAGAAGCTGCACGACATGGACAAGCGCGTGACCCTGCTGGAAATCACGCCGCGACCGATCAACGTAACCACGAAACTTGAGGCCCCCACTGATGTCAGCGCGCCCGCTTATCGAGACCCCGGTCCCACCGCGGGACATTGAGCGGGGCGACGGCAGCGCTGTATGCGAGTTCGTTGAGACGGTCTGCCGCCTTACCAAGGACGGCGTGGCTGCCCGAGCTGGCACACTCATCAAGCTACGCCCGTGGATGAAAGACCTCTACGGCAAGGTGTACTCCCGCAGGGACGACGGCCGGTACAGACACAGAGAAGCTCTGATCGGGCTCCCGCGGAAGAACAGCAAGTCGGCAAACGGCTCTTCAATGGGTCTCTACGGGCTTCTCTTCTCCGGGCAGGGCGCGGAGGTCTACTCCTGCGCCGCGGACAAGGAGCAGGCGCGCATCGTCTTCGGCGTCGCCAAGCGCATGGTCGAGATGGACCCCGACCTGTCCGAGATGATTACCCCGTACCGGGACGCGCTCGTGGTCGAGTCCACGGGCTCGGTTTACAAGGTGCTGTCGAGCGAGGCCTTCTCCAAGGAAGGCCTGAACCCCTCGGTCGTCATCTACGACGAGCTGCACGCGGCGCCGAACCCCGAGCTGTACCAGGTCATGTCCCTCGGCTCCGGTACTCGCCGAGACCCGCTGCTCATCGCCATCACCACCGCGGGCGTGAAGTACGACACGACCGGCTTCGAGTCCGTCTGCTACACGCGCTACCAGTACGGCCAGCAGGTCGCCTCGGGCGAGGTCGTTGACCCCTTCTTCTACATGTGCTGGTACGGCGCCAGCGAGACGCGTGTAAACGAGCTGGGCTGGAAGAGCCTAGAGCTGGCCGAGGAGTCGAACCCCGGGTACGGAGACTTCCTCGATCCCGATGACTTCCTCGCCGCGCAGGGGCGCGTCGGGGAGAACGAGTACAAGACCAAGCGGCTCAACATGTGGGTCGATGCGGTCCACGCCTGGCTGCCCGCGGGCGCCTGGGCCGCGTGTCGGACGGACGCGGAGCTGACCGAACCCGGCAAGGGCGTGGTGCTCGGCTTCGACGGCAGCATAAGCGGCGACTCGACCGCCCTCGTGGCGGTCAGCATCTCCGCGAACCCGTGGGTGAAGGTCGTGGGCTCGTGGGAGAAGCCGGGAGACCTGCGTAACGAGGATTGGCGCGTCGATCGCGCCGCAGTCAAGGACGCGATACGCCAGGCATGCCGCGACTACCGCGTCCGCGAGATAGCGGCCGACCGCTACGAGTGGGTTGACGCGCTCGAAGAACTGGAAGCCGAAGGGCTTCCGGTTGTCGAGTTCCCGCAGACGCTCACGCGCATGGCGCCAGCCACGCAGCGGTTCTACGAGTCCGTGACCACCAAGCGAATCCGGCACAACGGAGACCCGAGGCTAGCGAGGCACCTGGAAAATGCGCAACTCAAGACTGACAGCCGCGGTTCGCGGCTATCTAAAGACGCACGCAACTCCCCGCGCAAGATCGACCTGGCGGTCGCTGCGGTCATGGCTCTCGACCGCGCGGACTTCTGGCTCAACGAGGCTGGGCCGGGTGAGTGGGTGGACTCGAACGGCACTAAGCACCGTATCGAAGATATCGGATTCGTCTGGTAAGCGCGAGAACGCGCGCACCCTCTTCCAGTGCGTCTGCGCCTTCTCCGTCCTGTACGGCATCTCATTCTGGTCAGTTCCGGCCGCTCTCATCGCGGGAGGGCTCGCGGGCATAGTTGCTATGGAGGTTAGGTGACCCTCTTCCGCGGTGAAACGCGGGGCAACGGCTCGGGCTCCCCGACCTATAACCCGTTCGAGAACCCTTCCCTTCCGCTGGCCGCGGTGGGGCTCGACAACGTGTTCGGGCGCGTCAACAACGACGCTGGGCAGACGGTCACCGTTGACACGTCCCTGACCGTTCCCACTGTCTACCGCTGCATGCGCCTGCTGAGCACGGTTATCGCAGGCTGCCCGGTCAAGATTTACCGCGGTCCCGAGAAGGAAGAGGTCAGGAACCCCCTTCTCGACATCTACAACCCGGATATGACCTATACGCAGTTCGAGTTGTGGGAGCTGGTTGTCGCCCATCTTTGCGGGTTCGGGAACGCCTTCGTCTACAAGAAGCGTGACGGATTCGGGCGCATCATCGACCTGAAGCCAATCTACCCGGGCGTTGTCGAGGTCAAGCTCGACCGCGAGGGCGGCCACAAGATGTTCCTCATCAAGCGACTGAAGCCCGATGGCACGATTGACCCGAACAAGCTGCCGCTGGTCTACACCGACTACGAGGTCATGCACATAGCAGACTTCGGGATGGACGGGCTCGTCGGGCTCTCACCAATCCAGCTCGCGGCGCAGAGTATCGGCACCTCGCTCGCGGCCGACAAGCTGGCGGCGAAGTTCTACAGCTCGGGCTCACAGCTCGGCGGCATCATCAAGGTCAAGGCGCCGCTGCGCAACCAGGAGCAGGCCGAGGGCATCAAGGCCCGCTGGATGCAGAAGAATGCGGGTGTCGCCCACGCTGGCGACGTCGCCATTCTGGACGCGGAGACGGACTTCCAGTCCGTCACGATCCCGCCCGACCAGCTTCAGTTCCTTGAGTCGAGGCGCTGGCAGGCTAACGAGATAGCTGGCCGCGTATTCGGGCTCCCGCCGCACCTGGTAGGCGACGTCGAGAAGTCAACCTCGTGGGGCACGGGAATCGAGGTCCAGAATACCGGCCTGGTGACCTACACGGCGTCGAGCTACACGAAGCGCATTCAGCAGCGCATTACCCGCGAGGTTGTGGCCACCCGCGGGCAGGTCGCGGAGTTCGACCTGAATGACCTGATGCGCGGTAGCACCCTTGAGCGCTACCAGGCGCTCGTGATTGGCACTGGCGGCCCGTGGATCACACGAAACGAGGCTCGCGTCTCGGAGAACAAGGTGCCTCTCTCAAACCCGGGTTACGACGAGCTTCTGCCTCCGCAGGGGATCGGGCCTCAGGAGGGCGACCAGCAAACGCAGGGCAACGGAGACAAGAATGGCAAATAAGACACCTCCCGCGCGTAACCAGCCCACGCACACCGTCGCGGGGGTCGTGCTTCCCGCATCGGAGGCGACCGCGCTGGCCGCGGGCGACACGATCATCTTCCAGAACAACGGCAACACCGTTCTGCGGATCGCCGTGACACTGGCGGGAACGGGGACCATTCTGGGCCTCGTCTCGGCGAACAACCAGGCAATCACCATCTCCACTCCCGAGATGCTGATTGGCCCGCTGGACCCGGCCGTGTTCGGCAGCACGGTAACCATCACGACCGCGACCGCGACCGGCTCGGTGGCCCTTTATAACATGCCGACGCGCTACCGGAACGCCCTGCTCAACCCGTTCGAGACGAACGTGGTTAACCCGGATTCCCCGTAAGGACAATCCATGGAATACCGCGAGTTCCGCGCCGAGGTCGCTGAAGGCACCGAGGGCCGGAAGCTTACCGGCCTAGTCACGCCCTTCGATCGTGAGACCACTATTGGCGACCTGAAGCGTGGCGGCTGGACGGAGACCGCGCGCCGCGGGATGTTCACGAAGACGCTGGACGAGGGCGACGCCCTGATGTGCTATCAGCATGACTTGAAAATGCCGATGGCGCGCAAGAGCGCTGGCAATCTCGACCTGGCCGAGGGTGAGCGTGACGGGCAAAAGGGGCTCATTGTCGGCGCCGACCCGGTGGACACGAGCTACACCCGCGACTGCATGGCCCTGGTCCGCGGCAAGGTCGTCCAGGGTATGTCGTTCGGCTTCAACGTCGTGAAAGACAAGTGGACCACCGACGACGGAAAGCCCAGCGACCGCATGAACGGCACTCGCCGTGAGCTGCTGGAGGTCCAGCTCATCGAGGTCTCGCCGGTTACCCGGCCCGCCTACGGAGGTACTTCCATTAGCGCTCGCGATGAAGCATCCGCGCTGCTCGAAGAGCGTCAGCGCGCGGCCGAAGACCAAGAGGAAGAGCGCAGCCTCGCCGACCTGGCGACGGACTACCTGATGCAGCGCTACGACGATCTGCCCGAAGAGATGCAGAAGGCGGTCGTCATCGCCGCGGAGGCTCGCGCGTCAAGCGTCGCCATGGCCGACCGGAAGAAGCTGGCCGCGAAGGGCCAGGCGCTCTCTGACGGCAGCTACCCGATCCCCGACGTGGCGCACCTTCACGCGGCTGCCGTTCTCGCCGCCTCCGGGCACGGGAACTGGAAGGCCGCGAAGCGGCTCGTCCGCAAGATGGCGAAGAAGTTCGGCGTGGCGTTGGGCAGCCTCCCGGGCTTCAGTAACGGGAAGAAGTCGGGTCGCGCCGCGGACGGCGAGCCCGAGACGCGCATCAAGAACGGCACCGCGAAGCGCGTTCTGCAGATCGACGCCGAGCTGAAGCAGGCGCTTTACCTGCTCGGTGGCTGCGACCTGTCGAAAGAGGCGAAGGACGCTATGGCGCTCGTGTCGAGCGCCCACACGCATATCTGCCATATCGCAGACAAAGAGAACTTGAGCGCGGACGACCTGTCCCGCTCACAGGAGCCGGAATCCTCCACTCCTGACAAGAAGAACGACGACGCACTGCTCGCTAGCGCGGCCTTGGCCATGCAGCGCAGCCGCGAACTCGGTCTTTCTTGAGGCGCAAGTCAACTCGCAACCCCTAGAAGGTGGAGGAATCCGGCTATGGCTGGACTGGTAGAGCGCGAGCGCGAGATTCAGGAAGCGCGCGCCGCACTGTGGAACGAGATGGAGCCCACCGTCTCGAAGCTGGGGAAGGGCGAGCGCCTGACCCCCGAAGAGCGCAAGGCGTACAAGGACCGCGACGCGGAACTGACCGCCCTTGACGAGGAGCTGGAAGTCAACCGCTCCGCGCAGGGCCGGGAGCGCCAGGCGC